TTACTTCCACCACTCCTTGCTCGGTAAGTTATTCCATTCTCCAACCGGGTATTCATGGCCATTGAAGCGCAGTGTGGTGCTCAATGTTCTCTGACTGGAGGTTTGAGAGGAGCCGTCCTGCTCTATGGTCTCTGTTTTCGCTTTGGTTACTACTCTCAGATCGTGCAGTCCGTTAGATATCCCTGGCAGGACTTGGATGTAGGATATTCCTCGTTCTAAATCAATCTTCTCTGGTGAGCAAGGCACGCCTTTTCGGATGTAGGTGTGCAGCATAGGGGCGCCGTTCATTACGCGTTGAATGGTTCCATTATGTTGTCTGAATAGATGTAAGAATCTGGATCTAAAACCGTCTGCACAGGAGGGACCATCGCCGATATCCAATCTTACGCCAAAGGCCCGTTCTCCTTTGGCCAGTAGGTAAGGAGCTGTGTCGAGCCATATACTGGAACTTCCAATTCTGATGCTGGCATCTTCTTCAATAGGCTCCTCAAACCGCTGTTGTACTTTCACTTGGGAAATGAGTTCTACTCGCCAGACACTCGTGGGTAGAGACATTTCATCATGGCGATCTGCACGGTCTGGGAAAATGTAGGAGGTCAATGTCACTTCTGGCTGGTTTGGTAACGTCTTACATGCGCTGGCAGTAAGTTCGGTGCCTGAAGGCAGACTTGCCTTGATAGCTGCTAGTTGTTCTGAAGTGCAAACTTGTTCTCCGCCAGCCCATGCGCCAAAACTAATCCCTTGTAGCAAAAGCGTGGATATTGCTGCACTCACTTTCCACGCGAGTGATTTTGTTATCACTATCACTTTCTCCCTGCTAAGGACGTATATTGGTTGTTGAGTTTTATGAGGGCTGGCACTGTAACAATATTTTGGGGGCCGTGCGAGTCGGCATCATTTGGACGAACAGACCCCACTACCATAGGAGGGGGAGGGCATCAAGACTGATCAACGCCTATCAAAACTTCAGTTATCAGATCATCCACCATTGCAACTAACTAGTTGAAACTAAATGATTTTTTGCTGTTCCCTACAGAAAATTAGATCCTACCCCACAACTTAAAATCCCACGAAAATCACCAACACTCCAATTTATTCAATAGGTTACTGTTTTTTTGCAGCTATTCAGAGCGACTTCAAACTGTAAAACCCTGCAAAAATGATCCTTCTTTTCAGATCCTCAACGCTCTGTGGATCCTTTATCTGGCGCGGTCTGGGCATATGGTTTTGCGGTAATCCACTTTTGCAAAAATTTTTACCGGTGAAGCCCGCAGGCGGGAGCGGATGAGCGCGGATTCCGTGACGCTAATGCGATTGTTGGTATCGCTGCTGGGTGGGCGGCACAAAACAATATCGGTGCCTATTTTGCTCTTCATTCGGACTCGATGTTGGCTTATCATGCTCGCCTCATTTATACAAAGCGATAGGGAAATGGAATGAAAGTGCTTCAAACATTAGGGAGTCATGCTGGTGTCCAACCTGGGATATTTCAGTATTGGCGTGAGCCAACACAGGTTATGATAGATATGACCGTTGGACAGGTTGCTGGCGCTGGTAGGGTTAATGTTCCTAACGATTTTTGGAACGCCATGCTTTTCAACTTAACCACCCTTGGAAAGGTGCAAACAGTTGCTCAGTTAAACGGATTCGTGTGTGCTCAGCTTGGCGTCAATCAGTCTGTTGCTGCTTGTATTGTTGCCATCATGGAGCATGAGGGTTCTATTGACCATTATGGTGGGATTGCGGGGCCGGGAATATCGGTTGATATTAACTTGAAGCGGCAATATTGAACCGAAGGCCCCACAATGTGGGGCCTTCTTCGCTTGGTGGGTTACTCGATGATGGGGGAGAGGGTCTTGGCCAACAGGCCGGCTTGCTTGCTCTGGCCGTTGAAGGTATTGGCATTGGTGGGGGCTGGCCCACCGTGGTTGTGACTGGCTGCAGTGGCGGCCAGCTGCTCCACCAGGTTCATCAGCTGGAGCAGCAGCCCGAAGATGTTTACCCCCTCGCTGCCCATCCACGAACGTGGCGCCTCAAAGTGCTGCAGCTCTCCGGCCACACTGCGGCGCAGTTGCCCGATAACCTCCACCAGGTCCCCCGCTGCGGTCTGGCTCATGTTGCCCAGGCACCCCGCCACCAAGTCATCACCGGCCAGCAGCTCGATGGCACCGAGCGCCTCGATACGCTTCATTGCCCCGATCTGCTCCACGCTGTGCTGTTGGGTGGTGAGCCGATGCTGGCCGAACTCGCCCAGGTAGTCATCCGCTTCGTGGTGCATCACCAGCGCCTTGTCATGCTGGGTGCGGTCAGTATGGCGGTGCTGGTTGCCCACGGTATCGGTATGGCTGAACACCTCGCCCCGTTGCTGCAGGAGCTGCTCGCCTGGGGTGATGTCCGGCAGCGGCCAGCCCGAGCCCAGCACGGTTCGAATAAATGGTCGGTCAGCGCGCCCGAAGGCAAACCCCAGTTCTACGATGGTCCCCTCGATGGGGAATTGCAGTAGCCCCTGCTCAGGCCCACCGAACATCACCGGCAGCGGCACGGCGCGATAGAGTGGGGCGGCCTTATCCGGCTGGCCATCTTCCCCCAACAGTTGCACGTCCACCGCATAGCGTGGACGAAACGGATCATTGAGCTGGCCAGTGGTCGCGCTGTCGCTGATGGACTCGACTCGCCCGAACTTGGGCAGGTGCATCTGGTCGGCCAGCTCTGGGAACTCGCCCTCCATCTTGCGCCGCTCCGGCGACTTTACCGGTTTACCTGGTGTTGCCGTGGTGAGGGTCATCTCATCACCTTTGAGGCGCACCCGTTCCACCCGCTTGCTGTTGACGAGAGCGCCTGGGCGCATGGTAGGGATCGGGGCGGTGGTGAGGGTGTTGCCCGCCTGACGGCCAGAGAAGGCCGGGTCCAGCTCCACCGCCCGTTCGGCCCAACGACTATGGGCATGGCTACCCACAAAGATGGCGCCATCCGGTTGCTGATGCCAGATGAAGTCCGGCACCGCAAAGGCGCGACCCGCGTTGTTCAGCAGCTGATAGCCGGTGCCGGCGCTGGTGAAGTTGGGAATAGGCCGATCGGTATAGTCGGCCCCATCTGGCAGCAAAAAGGTGAGATTGGTCTGGTCGCTCAACCAGGCAAGAAGACCGCGCAGGGTGGCATGCTGGAGGCTAACCGGAAACGTGCTTCCCAACATACCGGCCAACTCGCGGCACAGCAGTTTGCTGGCGCCATTGCTGGCGGGCTGCACGTCATACACATATCCGGTAAACCAGCGGCGTAGCTCGCCGTTGTAGCCCAGATCCACGGTCAGGGTTTGCCCCTTCTCGGCGCTCCCCTCGATGGTGAGGGCGGCGCGGCCGCCGGCGCAGAGATCCAGCACGATATCGTGGTCGATGAGGTTGGCAGGTTGCCCGCCCAGGGTGAGATTGGTCGAGAGTTTCACGCCATCAGGTCTCCCAGTTTGTTATCCAGCCCCTTGATGGCCTGCTCCCACGAGCTCAGCTGCTCCTGCTCGGAGGCGGGCGCTCCCTCTGACGGTTTGGCCGGTTTGGTGTTGGCGTTGCCCTGGCCTACAGTGGCCGGTGCCTTTGGCATTCGCTGTTCCTGCTTCTCTGGCACCGAGTTGTGCTCGCGCAGGGTGAACTGCACTTGCCACGCCAGCAGCCCCTCCTGCTCGCTGGCGGTGATACGCCCGGCAAACTTGGCCTGGCGCACCTTCACCGACTTGGCCAACAGCGACCCGACCCGGTAGATATGGCGCTTGCCGCCATCCCCTTTGGCATCGGCCAGCTCAAACAGCCGGCTCAGGGTCTGCTCATCCTTGAAGGGGACTAGCCCCGAGATATCGAGCTCCTTGGCTTTGGCCCCTTGCTCCGAGCTGCTGGTCGAGCTGGTTTGGCCGCTACTGTCCTTGTCCTGAAACTGCATCGATGCGGTGATCCGCATCGACTTCATCACAATCGGCTCACCGTCCAGGGTGAGCATGGCGGTGTTGCTCATCGGGTTAACTCCTGCCAGAAGGTGAGCGGGGAGGGGGAGAGCAGTAGGGCGCCGACTGTCATGCTGTGGCTATGATCTGGCGGGCTGCTCTGGCCCAGTTGGGCGACGATGCTTGCTGCATCGCCTTGCCCCTGCCAGTGCCACAATTTGCCGCTGATGGTAGCCAGCTGGTCGAGTGCCTGCTCCAGCTCTGCCAGTTTGGCCGCGCGGCGTTCTGCCAAGGTGGCCAGCTGGGCGATCGGGGTAGTGGTTCCCAGTGCGAGGCTCTCCAGTTGGGCGAGCTCGGCCCCGAGCAGTGAGCGAGTCGAGCGCAGCGGATCCCATATCAGCGGCTCATCAGCCTTCCAACGTGGCACCTTGGCGGCGGTGGGCTTGCTCATGGCATCGTTGTGGGCCGTGAGGCGGCGCAGGGTGGCGCACCACTCCGGCAGCGTCAGGATGGCGCAAAGCGGCGTCAAGGCATCGGCCAGCGCGCTCTCGCTGTTACCGGTGACCAGCCAGGCGATGGCATGCATCTGGCCAGTCGGCAGCAAGGGATCGGCCCCGTCCTGCAACTTGGCGGCAAGGGTGGCCACTGCATTGGGGGCGGCGAGGCTGTACTGGTTGCCCTGGTGCTGGCCCACCCCATGCTGATAGGGGGTGACCGTCAGGCAGCGACCGGTGACCAGTAGCCTGTCGAGCTCTGCCCGCAGCCCTGCCAGCGCGGCAGCGGCTTGGCTGATAGGCGTGGGGCGGTAGTGCGCCCTGGGCGCCAGTGCCTGCAAGCGGGCCACCGCGCCAGCCTGGCTGTCTGGCAGTTGGCCAAGCACCCCGCTGGCGCGGGTGTGTATCGCCTCGCTGCTGGCTGGCCAGTGTAGCGCGCCTTGCGTCCAACTCACTGCGGTTTCTCCGGCCACGCGATCGGGGTTACAGTCAAGTCGAGGCGGGTCAGCTCTACCCGATAGCGGCGCCACGCGTTATAGGCGGCCTGTTCATCCGCTGTTGCCATTCCCAAATCAACCGCATCACTTAACACGGCGATATGTTGGTTTGCCTCTGCCAGCAGCGCGAAACGGGTTGCAGTCGCGATGGCTAGTGCCGCGGCAGCCTCAGCATCACGATCGGCTACCCATTTCACTCCATCCCACGCATCGTATGGTGATGATGGTTTAAGCAGGGTTTCACGTTCACGCAGGGGCCGACCTCAGTGATTTCGCGCGCTTCCTTGGTGTCAATGTTATAGGCCGTATTGCCGCGTAAGTCAGGCACGGTGGTCCACGGTGAATCGAGGTCAGTTCTACTCGGCCATACACCGGCTTGAAATGGGGGCGGCGCATCTAGATACGCTCCGGCTGGCAGCCCACTGTTAATGCTTACATATTGTTCCATTTCCCCCTGATAAATCCCTCGTCCATCACAACAGTGACAGCTTTCCCAGCCGCTTTCTGTGGCAAAACCCTGTTCGTCATACTGGAGGTTTGGCATGTTTACCCTCTCATTGTGATCATGTTGTATGCGGTGTTATCTGGATATGTGCTACTACCATGTGGATTGTTCACTGATGTGTCTGAGTACGTCCCACCAGAAGAATTATTTGGTGCTAAATAGTTCGCGGTCCCGGGTGTAATAGCGCCTTGCAGAAACTTTGTTGTGTGAGTGTGGCTACCAATAGACGCGGCCTGGTTTGACAGCAGCACACGGTCAGGATCGACCCCCTTTCCGTTATCCCATGCACGGATAAACCCGGCACGAATGTCCGGCATTCTCAAAGTTGGGTATCGTGATGCGAGGATGGGGTCTGTGGCCGGATTGATGGCTTGCCCTGTGATATTCATGCCCCATTCCGGTGGCTCAGCTTTCATCCATGGCAACGGGATACCAACAAACATCTGCTTGAGCATCTCTTTGACCGCATCAGCGACGTTCTTGGCCGACATCACCGCGTCAATAGACTCACCAAGCCGAGCCTCTTCATCCGTCGCCTTGCGCACCATCCCTTTGTCGGTGGTGGTGGCAGAGGGGTGATCTCTTCCTTTGGCATGGTCTGCCAGCGCTTTCGCCATGTCACTGGCGCTTTGCTCTGTCTGCTTACGAAGCGCCTCCAACGCAGCCCACAGGTCGGCAGACTCATTGGCTGGACGCTTGTCCGTGACGGTTGCATTGGCTTCGACAATCCCCAGCTTGGCCACATAGTGGCGATAGCCGCTGCTGTCGGTGTAATCAGTCAGATCTGTGGTGCTGGTTTTGAACTCGAAGTGGTTATCCCAGCGGCTCAGGATGGTGCCGGCGCGATGCACATCCACCCAGACCCCGACCGGCTTGGCCCCAACCGTCACAGCCTGTTCTACATCCAGCTGAATACGCAGGCCACCGACCATGGCTACCCCCGGCTGCACCCTGTAGCTGCCCGCCTTGCTGATCAGCTTGAAGCCGTCGCCAAAGAAGGCCGATGACCCGAAGCAGGTGATCGCTTGCAGGCGCAGCTGTTCGTCCATGCCGAGCAGGCGGGCGGAGTAGTCAATCTGCCAGGTGCCTGCCTCGACGGTGGTCACGGTGGCGGTGGCCGCCTGGTCGTACTCCATCAACATGGATTTCACCAGGCTGTTGCCGGTGGTACCTGTCGCCTGGTCAGTCTTGGTTTTGGTCTCCCGCCCCTTGTAAACAATCATCCCGACCATGCCGCTGGCCTTGTTGATGAGGTACATGGCATTGAATGAGAAGTTGCCCACGGTGGTATCCATCACGATGGAGTAAGCCACAGCGTTGTTGTTGATGCGGCCGCGCTGATCCACCGGATGACGATGGACAATCTGCGCCTGCGGCGGCAGGCCGGTATTCGGGTCGATGGGTACGGTGATATCCAGATTGGGGATATCCGCCAGCACGACCTCATCGAGCACCACCGGCACCTGGTCAGTGAGGCAGCCTTGCCAATAGGTCTCGAATGCGTTGGTGATGACTTGGCTCATAGGGTCTCCTTGGTTTTCAGCGTTGCGCCATAGACGTGCTGGATCATCTGGATGTGTCCAAGTGCCAGCCGATATCTGGCTTTGTGCGGGGTGAGGCGGGCGGCAAAGACCTCCTGACTCATATCAAACTGGCCATAGCCGATGTGACCGGCGACTGGGTAAACCACCTGAAACCGATAGCGGCGGCAGGTGCGGCCATAGTGTTGGATCAGGGTTTCCATCAGTTGCTGGTTGCCGGCAAGGGCGTTGTCGGTCACCTCGATGGTGATGACGTCCCAGGGAGTGCCCTCTTGCCGTTCGTGGATGTCGCACCAGCCGATGTCAAGGCGCTCGAAGATGCGCTTAAAGCCGGCCACCTCGCCGGCGTCCCTGGCGTTCACAAAGGCGAACTTGACCCGCTTGCGAAAGAGCGGCAGCGGCTCGCCATTAAAGCGGCTGATGTCCTGCTCCCAAGCGAGCAGCGCCAGCAGGGACTCCGAGCAGGTGAGCGGGTCTTGCTGGGCCAGCGGCAGCAACAGCCACCCCTTGAGCCGTTGCCAGAAGGCGTTGATGCCCTTGGCCAGAAATCCGGGCTCGGCATGGGCCGGGCTGATGGTGTTGCCATCCTCCCACCAGGGGGGGCTGGCGTCGGGGAGCTGCGGCGCTTTGTTACTGTGTTCAAGCGGGGGCGGGTTAGTCATAGAGGGTCACCTCCAGCGTGTTCAGGCGCGGGATGGCCAGGCCCGAGATGATGTCATCTTGCGCAAACTTGAGGCTTTGCAACTGCGGGAACTGGCTGTGCAGCTCGCGGGCCAGCTGTGAGAGGGAAAAACGTGAGCGCGGCCAGGTGCGAGTGACGCTCGGAAAATCCGCTGACTGACGAAATGCCGCTTTGACCAGGGACTCGGCGCTCAGTTTGAGGGCCGCTTTCTGCTCGTCGGTGAGGTTGGCCACCGGCCACAACTCCAGCGTGAGGTTATGCTGGGTTTCCGGCATTGCCATCACGAAGAGATCATCGCCGTGGCCATGGTTGCCCTGGCGGCCCACGTAGTCGTTAAGTTGGGCGATCAGGCTGGCCGGTGTGGCCCCCACCTCCAGCAGGATGTAGGCGTTGGCGGTGCCGGGGCCCCGCGGCGCCTCATGCTCGAAGAAGATGTGATCGGCGCGAATGCCGGCGACGCTTGCCAGCATCGAGCGGTAAATCGCGTCGATGTGGTAGCGGCCTACCGCCGAGAACTGGTTCTGAATGCGCAGCCCCAGGGCATCGTTGCTCTCGGCATCGGCGCCTTGGGTGGTGATCCACTCCTTGTCATCGTTGCGGGCCGACAAGATGCCGGTCACCGGTTCGCTCAGCAGGTTGTAATAGCCCGGGGCCAGATTCCAGGCAGCGCCCGCGAACTCGGCCTCGCACGCCACCCGGGCCACTGCTTCACCGGCCGGGCTCACCACCGCCTGCAGCGGTTTGACCCGGTAGATGGTGCCGTTGATGCGCTCGGTGCTGACCCAGATATCGGCTGGGATGGTGACCGCTTCGCTCGGATTGGCCTTGACGAAGTTGATCACCCCGCGGGTCTTCTGGGCGCCCTTGCGGGTCAGGTCAACATCCCACGCCTTGAGGTCGAGATAGGCATCGGTGGCGGTGGCGGCAAAGGTGTTGGGCAGCACATGGCCGGCCAGGAGGGTGCGGATAAGCCAGAGCGCCGGGGTGATCACTACGGCTCGTACCAGTCGCCAGAAGGGGCTCACATCGCTGTCGTTGGTGATAAGGGAGCCGGCGGACTCGACCTCTTTTTTAAGCTCGGCCTCCATGGCTTGCTCGGTGGTCGGCACGCCGGTCTCGGCCAGCAGGGCCATAAAATCCACGTTGGGGCGCAAGTTCAAAGGGTTACCTCCAGATCGCCAAATTCATAGGTGCGGGCGGTGACCAGCACCCGCTCGGGGGCTTCTTCGCGGATCACGATGGTGCCGGGCACCAGTCGCTCGTCGTTCTCAACCAACAGCTCGATCTCGGTCATCACATCGGCGCGCAGGGTCGGGCTACGTTCGCCAATCAGTTTGCGGGCCAGCCCCGACTCCATGAGCCGGTGCTTGATGTCCTGGCCGATGCTGTGGCGGTCCTGGGTATAACGGGGCTGGCCGCCGGCATCGAGCAGCCAGGCGCCATTCACCACCAAAATGTCGATGTACTTGGCGTCTCTCATTACGGGGTCTCCAGCCAGGCGTTTTCGGCCATCTGCTCTGGGGTCATCGGGTTCTGGTTGTGCATGTGCACTTCCCCGATACTCAGGTACTTGGGCGGCTTCTGGTTGGCGGTGGTGGCGGCCGCGTTGGCCTGGATCAGCTGCTGACCCAGCCCGCCCGCCGGTACCCGGCTTTGACTACCCTGGCTAAAGCGGGCGAGGGGGGCGTTGATGTTCTCTTGATTGGGCAAGTTGAGGTCCGGCATGCTGCCCATCTCGATATTGACGCCCGGGATCATGTTCAGCTTCTCGACCAGCCAATCCACCGCCTGCCCGAGCAGCTTGAACACGCTCCAGTCGGCCATGCTCTTTTTCAGGTCGTCCCAGTAGTAGATGGCCGCCGCTACGGCACCGATCAGCAGCACGATGCCCGCCACGATCAGGCCCACAGGGTTGGCATACATGGCGATGTTGACCGCCAGCAGGATGGCGCGAAAGGTCGCCATCCCGGCATTGAGCAGGGCAAGCGGGGCGGTGATGATGGACCAGGCGATGCCGAGCCCCAGGGTGGCCAGCTTGGCCAAGCCGGCGATCAGCATCCAGGTACCGGTGACCATGCTCAACCCCACGATGGCCAGCAGCGCATAGCTGATGACCTTGGTCAGGTTCGGGAAGAGGTGTGTCCAGCGCAGCACCTCGTTGGCGCCATCGGCAAAGACGCTCATCACAGCGTTGATGGCGGGCAGTACCACCCCGAACGCGGCGGCGCGGATGGCAAACCAGGCTTGTTCGACCCGCTGCCACTGGTCTGTCATGGCTGCGGCCATCTGCTCGGCCTTGCCCATGCCGTGGGTGTTGGTCAGTGCATTGATGTTGGTGGCAAGCCCCTTGGTGTTGGTCATCAACAGCTTAATCATGCTGACCGCCTCATCCGAGCCGAATGCCTTCTTGAGCTCGTCCCCTTCGGTCACGCTCAGGGTGTCGCCATAGCGCGCCTTGAGTTTGTCCAGCATGGTGAGCACCGGCAGCATGTTGCCCGCGGCATCGGTGAACTGGATGCCGAGCGCCTTCTGGGCATTGCCGACGCCTGCCAGAAACGCCTTGAACTTGGTGCCGGCCTCGCCGCCGCTCATGGTGGCCTGCAACTGGCCGAGCACCGCGAACTGCTCATCCATCGCGATGCCGGCGGCGGTGGCGTTGGCGCCGATGGCCCCGAACGCATCGGCCATGCCCTGGCCGGTGGTCTTGAACAGCTGCACTGCGAGCGCCGTCTTGCCGGCCACATCCTCGACCCAGTTGGCCTTGCCCATCTGCTTGGCCTGCTGCTCGAAGATGCCGTACATGGTGCCCATGTAGTTGGTGATGGTGGCGGTGTCGGCCTTGGTCGCCTTGGCCAGAGTGGTCGATGCGCGGGTAAAGGCGGGCAGCTCGTTACCTTCGAGCCCCGCGATCGCCGACTGGATATCGTAGGAGGAGCGGACAATCTCGGTGGCCGATTCCCCGTACTGGATAGAGAGCTTCAACGCCTCGCGGCCAAGCGCCCCGAGCACCTCTTTTTGCACATCGAGTGAGGCCACCTCGGCCAACGCCCGATCCATTTCAATGGCTGGGCCCAGGGCAGACTGGATCGCCATGCCACCGGCGGCCACCGTGGTGGCCCCCATTGCCATGCTGCTCCAGCCCTGACGGCCGGCCTTGCTGACCTTGTCCATCTGGGCATTGATGCCAGCAAGGGGCTTGGTGACCTGATCCACCAAAGCCACCTGCATCATCAATTTTTCCATCCAGGCCATAGGTCGTTATCCGTTGAATGCGTTGGCGATGCCCTCGGCCACTGCAGCGGCGTGGGACTCCCGAGCGTGTCGGTCTAACCAGAGGGCGCGGGCCAAGCTGTCGATGTCGTCATCGTCATGGGGCAGGTAGTGGCGCCGCAGCGCCAGCGCCTGCTCCAGGTGATTGCGCTCGATAGCCTCGGCGCGCGCCGTCAGTTTTTTACGGTGATCTCCAGATCGGGGGCGAACTGCTGGTTAATGGCGCCAGCTAACTGCAGCGCCGCGCCCGGGCGTTTGAGCAGCTCATCGAGAGCCTCTTTGCTCTCCTGGCAGACGATCTTTTTCAGGTAGTTGTGGGCCGGTGCTACCTTGTCGCTTGGCATCATGTCGTTGATAAAGCCGTTGTAGGCCACCATGGTGGGGGCGAATTTCAGCTCTTTGCCGGCAACGTCCAGGGTGATGATCGGAGTGGTCATGGGGTGGTTTCCTCTTGTTCAATCCAATGGTTCAGGGTGTTGATTTGGATCTGGCAGCGGCGTAGCGCCATCTGCAGGGTGGGGATAAACCGCACGGCGTCGCCGTAGGTTGTCCCCGTGAAATCAGGCTCCGGGCAGTGGGGCTCCAGCCCCGGCGGCGGTAGCCGCTTGATGACCTGTGTTTGCACTACGGTCTGGGGCTGGCTGGAGCAGGCGCAAAGCAGCGTCAGGCAGAGGCTCGTGAGCGCAGTCCGGGCGGCCCGCCGGCGGCGTGGCCAGCGCTTGTTGCAGTTCATCGGCGGTTTTCCTCTGTTGTTGGTCGAGCTCGGCCAGGGCGGCGTTCTGGGTGCCCAGCAACTTGCGCAGCCCCGCGGCATCGCGTTGCAGCGTCGCCAGCTGGCTGGCCTGCTGCTCGTTGGTCTGCTGCAAGGTGTTGATGGTCTCGTTAGCGCTTGCGAGCGCCTTGCCGCGGCTTTCCAAGATCCGGCAGCCAAGAAACAGGGCGGCGCCCATTACCAGCACCAGGACCAGCAGCACATTGGAGAGCAGTGCCTTGAAGGTGCTCATGCCAGCACCCCGCCGAACTCGGTGAACTTGGCCAGCAGGTCGGCCAGTTTGTGCTCGCGCTGGCCGTAGCCGGCCCCCGGCAGGCTGGCCCAGATGTTGGCGCACTTGGCCACCGCTTGGGGGATGCGCCCCTTGAGCACATCGTCCAGCGCCTTGCGCTCGCGAATAAGCTGGATTGCCCAAGCATCTTGCGACTCGGGGCCAAAGTCCGGCAGGCCGAGCTGGTCGCGGTAGTGGGACCAGTGCTTGGACAGGAACTGATAGCGGCCAGCCGCGGTGCTGCTCAGGGTCTTGTTGACCTGCACCAGCACGTTCGGGTGGGTGACGTAGCTCTCAAAGAACCCCGCCGGATTGACCAGCTTGTTGTATCCGTCATCGCCCCGGCCCTTGGTGCCTTCGGCATAGGCCAGCATGTCGAGAAATGCCGCCACCTGCGGGTGGCAGTGACTACGTGGCATCGTTGTTCCCCCTTTTGCTCAGCACGGTCTTGGCCTTTTCGCGGATGATGTCCACCCCGAGCAGTCCCACCACACCACCGATAAAGGGGGTCGCCGCATAGGTGACTCCCAGCAATGCAGCGCCCGACGCAGCAGCCAGGGTGATGAGGCCGCACAGGGTGGATTCGATCAGACGGCGGCGCCCGCTGCCGCCGTCATAGGTGATGCGCATGAAGGAGATGCTCAGCGCCAGCAATGCCCCGGACACGGCGGGCCAGTTGTCCATCAGCCAGGCCATCAGGGCGGCCCAGAGGGTGGGGTCTTTGTTTGGCATAGGGTTCATATCCCGTTCTCGTTATTGCCCGCGTCGTTCGGCGCGGCTTTGGCAGGGGACGCACAGCCGTACCCCCGGCACATGTTGACGGCGTGCTGCCGGGATGGGGTCATCGCACTCTTCGCAGTGGTGCCGGCTCTCCCCCTGGTAGCGCCCTTTGCCCACCTGGTTGGCCAGATGTACGGCCAGCATTCGGGCTGCGTGACTGTTTGCGCGGTCGATATCGTCCACCTTGCCCCCTTACCCTTTGAGGTGGCGAGTGTCGTCCTCCGAGAGGTACGGCACGCCATTGATGTGAACGAAGTCGGGGGAGGTGACGATGCCCTTGAGCTTGTGCACCCCCTTGCTGCCCCCCTTGGGGTCGATGTCGAGCAGGTCGGCGATCTGCAGCTTCACCCCGAAGGCCTCCACCTTCATGGTTTCGTCGCCGGTGTCGGCGTAGAACAGCACATCGTCCGGTTTCAGCCCGCGCCAGCTGCCGGCCCGTTTGGCGGCATCACTTAGCAGCTTGAAGTTCTTGGCATCGAGTTCGAACTCGCACTCGGCCGATACCTCGCCATCCACATAGCCGTCAGGGATGCCGCGGGTTTGCGCCACGGCGCTGCTGTCGGTGATGGTGAGGCTGGCCTTCTCGACGTGCACCATGGTGCCCAGCAGTTCAATGTCGAAGCTCTGCCCTGAAATGCGTCTGGTCATGGGTTAGCCCTCCCCATTGGTGAGGCTCAGATCGAGCATGATGTTGATGGTGATCCCCTTGGGGCAGTCCACAGTGCGGATCACCACGTAGATGGAGACGTGGTTTTTGTCGGTCCACTGGATAGCGATATCGCCGTCCCGGGGGGAGGTGATCTCGCCCGGGAACGGCTGGCCGTTGATGGTGCTGGTCTTGGCCATCTCGCGCAGGTCTTTGCCAAAGTAGAGGATGGCGGCGGCGGTGCTGCCCGGGGTGGAGTTGAACGAGCGATCGCCGATACGGGCGATGGCACGTACCCGCATCCGGCGCGCCACCTTGTAAGCCACCCGCAGGTTTTCGATCACTTGGTAGTCACCGCCCTCGGCGTCCAGGGTGCGGCCATCGGCCCAATAGATGCCGTCATAGTCCGGGTACCACATCGGCACCGAGTAGCGGTTCTGCTCCAGGGTCTGCAGGGTGGCCAGCGGCAGCTCGATCCCGTCCTTGTCTTTAGGCTTGTTGCCAAGGCCGACCAGGGCGCCGGTTTTCACCCGGCACGGGGTATCGGCAATGCTCACCGCCCGGTTGCACAGGCGTCCGGCATAGGCACCGGCGAGGTTGGGCCACAGCTGCGGCAGCAGGGTGACGGATTCGGCCTTGATGCCATCTTGCAGGGTGACCAGGGTCGCCTCGTAGTCGCTCCAGCTCTGGCCATCTTTCTCGGTGGCATTGATCCCCGCGACTGCCAGCAGCATGAACTGCCAGCGACCCCACTTGGCGATCAGCTCCTGGTTCAGCGCGTGGGCGGCGTTGATATTCGCCTCGTCCCACTCTTGCCCCAGCACCACCACCCCTTCAAAGGATTGGGTCTTCTGGGCAGCGCGCACCGCCTCTTGCCAGTCCATGTCAGTGGGCAGCACGAAGGCGGCTGCCGTCCAGTTCTGGCCGGCGTTGGCCATGGCGGCCTGCAGGTTGGTTTTGAGCTCGCTGGCAGGCTCGTCCAGCAGCTTGTCAAAGTCGCTCTGGGTGTTGAGGGAGAGCAGTTTGCCGGTATTGCTTGGCGCCGTGCCGACAAACAGCAGGTGGCGCTCGACTTCGGTCACCGCCCCCTGCATCTGGTTCAAGTTGTTGATCTGTACATAAGGCCACATGGCGTTATTTCCCCTTCATCTCTTGCTTGTTGACATCCCAGCCGTAGTCGATGCTCTGCAGGGCGCGGGCAAAGGCTTGCTCCCGTTGTTTGGCGTTGGCGCCGAGGAACGGTCGGGCAGGGAGCTCAATCTCCCAGCGCGTTTTCACCGGTTCATCCTTGAGCTTCCTGATGAGCAATCCCGCCTGGGCGTAGTTGAGATTGCCGGTGATCCAGCCAAGCGACGCCGAGCGGTATGACCCCTTGCGTGCGCCCGGGCGCTTGAAGCCGAGCTCGCGCAGCTTGCGGGCCTGCGCCTTGGTGGCGGGTTTGCGTTTGCTGCCCTCGCTGCTGGCGATGCGGCGCCGGCTGGCCGCGGTCACCTGATAGGTGTGTCCCTTCTGGTGGGTGTTGGCGATGACCCCAGCGTGGGCGTTCATCGTCCCTCGCTTGAACCCGAGCTCGGCCACGTCCTGGCCGGGTGCGTGGATCTCCAAGAGCTTGGGCAGGCCGCGCAGCATCTTGCGTTTGCCCCGCTTGCGCGGCGCCCAGGGCTTGCCGTTGGGGTCTTGCTGCTGACGCACATGACGGGCCGCCAGCTTTTTGAGCTCGGCCGCGGCGCGCCACACCAGGCGCTTGCGCTTCTGGGGGGGCAGGGCCAGCAGGTTGAGCTGGTCCTGGCTGCGGCGGGCGTCCAGGGTGATGGTGATCATGCCGGGCCACCCACCTGGTGATGGCCGGTATCACCGACGTTCATGTCGATGTGGTCGGCCACCCAGATCTCATAGGGGGCCACCTGCCAGCACTTGCCGAGCCAGTTGATGGGGCCGCTCGGGTGCTCGATCAGTCGCAGCGGCTCGGTAAAGGCGAGCTGGATCTCGAGATCGGCACTCTTCTCATCGTTCGGGGTCACCGCGTATTCCGGGTCGGCCAGCTCAAACTGCTCGCGGAACGAGTCGTGCTCCTGCACCCAGGCGGCGACTGCAGCCAATACGATGGCCGGATCCAGCTCACGAAAGGGCAGTTGCTCGACGATGAATACCGCCTGATAGGTGAGCCAGGCCACATCCACGCCGGTGGGGCCCATGTTGCGGGATTCGAGGCGGATCGTTCCGTTCTCCATCCAGCTGTCGAGGGACTTGCGGCACTTGGCCGGCAACACCCGGGTGAGCTCGGCGTGGAGGGCGTGCAGGAAATAGCCCTGGGCCTGCTGTTCACTCATCTCTTTACTCATATCAACGAGACCCCCGCCCGGTGTTTGCCCTTGATGCTGCGCACCAGCTGCTGACTCTCGGCCAGCAGCTGGGCCCGTTGCTCAGATGCGCGCTCGGCCAGGTTGTTGGCGGCCGGCCGCTCGGTGACGCTGGCGAACTCCGGCAAGAGGACCGCCTTGGCGCGGGCAAACACTGCGGCCAGATACTGCTCGGTCAGGGCATTGGTGCCACCCTCAAGGCTTGGCCCCGGTACCTCGGCGGCGCTGGCATAGCCCTCGGCCATCAGCGCAGCCTGGCGCATCGCCAGTTGCAGGTTGATTTCCGAGATGGCCGCCAGCAGCGCGGCGCCGGTGGTTTGTGGGTCAAGGTCGGCAGGCAGGGCGCGGCGGCGCTCAAAATCAGCCACGGCCACATCGGGCCAAAACCCGTCATTGCGGATGGTGGCGGCGCTGTAATCAATGTCCTTGCCTGCAAACATCAGTGACCTCGCTGGTTGAATAGGTGCACCCCTGTCGCCACGCAATTGCCGCTGGGCTCGCCAAAGGCGGTCCATGGCATTCGCGCCGGGGTGCGACGGCGCGGAGAGTCGGTTGGTTATTCGGGATTGAGCACCCGCAGGCGCATGGCAATCTTCTGGCGCAGGGTGTTGACCCCAACCTTGCTGTGCAGCTTTTCTGCCTGTGCTAGCCAGTGGTCGGCCTGCTCCAGCGTGGCGGAGTCTCCCACGGCGCTCGGACGCGGCTGGCCGTCCTGGTCACGTAGCAGCAGGCAGCCCGCGGCCTTGAACCACTTGGCGGTGAGCTTCTCGTTAAGGCGCCAGTCATTGCGTACCTTGTCGAACACCCGGGAGAACCAGGGCTCGACGGCGTGACCTTCAGCGGCGCTCTTCTCGGCCCACTCCAGCACGGTGTCGGCCACGAAGGTGGCCCAGTCGCGCTTGAAGTTGTTCGGGGTGCGCTGTCCCTGCTTGATGGCGAGCTCTGCCCAGGCGATCCCGGTGTCGAAGTTGCCCACGTCAAAGGCCCAGATCACCAGCCGTTGAAACAGCTCGTTCTGGTAGGGCTGGCCGGACTCGGCCACGCTTGCCAGATAGCGCTCCACATAGGGACGGTATTTGGGTATCAGCTCGCTGCGCTTCATGTTCACCCGATCCCCGATGCGGGCCAGTTTGCGCAGGCGGACGATGTCCTGTTCCAGGGCAATCATCTGCAGGTGCAGGCTGTCCGCCACCGTGCCGGTGGCCATGCCCGTGCAGGCGGCCTGCGCGGCCCCCTGCATGGCTTGTACCCGTTGCTTGTGGCGTTGACCCGGTGAGCTCATGGCTTAGCCTTGCTGCTCTGCAGCATCTTTTTTCTTGGCTGCAGCCTCAGCCGCTGCCGCAACCACTGCCGGATCGGCGCCGATCTCGATGTCGGCCTCTTCAAAGCCGCCATAGGCCAGGTATTCGCCGATGGCATAGCCTTCCATCCGCCAGTACTGGTTATCGAAGCACTTCTTGTCCTGGTTATCCTCGGCCTTGCGCTTGCGGGTGCCGCGCTGGGTGTAGATGTGCAGGTTGTCCAGGGTGGTGACCACCATCCGCTTGCCCGGGAAGAACGGCGGGATGTAGGCCTTGCGCCCGGCGATTGACTCGGCCAGCTTCTGGGCGGCGATCTGCTCGGTCGGTTTGGTCGCTTCGCTGTAGAGCTTGGCCTGAGCCGAGGCCACTAGGTCGGTACCGACCAGCACGACCAGGCGCGGGTCCTGGCGGAACAGCGGATCGATGGTGTTGTTGATAAGGTCGGAGGCCATCTCGTCCAGGGTCTTGTAGTTCCCCTGGCCGTTCGGATCGAAGTAAATCTTTTGGCCGTCATCGGCCTTGATGATCTGGCTGCCGTCGTTCCACTCGCGGGCCAGCTGGTGCCAGCCTTTGTTGACGTCTTCACCCAGCGGATGGGCGGTCGGGTCGGTGTCGTCGGCCGCTTCCACGCCGTTCCAGCCGACGCGCAGCATGTCCAGCGCAAACGCCTTGTTGATGAAGTCGCCCACCAGGCGCAGGAACTCGCCCTCGCTGCCGGCGTTGGCCCAGACGCACAGGGTCGCCCAGTCGAGCGAGGCACACGAATCAGTCTCGTTCAGATCGTAGGTGTTGCCGGCGACGCCGATCTTGCCGTTAAAGCGGCCATCCTTCTTGCGGCCGGTAAACAGCTTGCCGATGCCCACTTGCACTACCTGGCCCTTGATCTGGTCTACGTCGAGGCAGGTGATAAGGCCGAGGAACTCGACGGAGGCGAGCAGCGCGGCGCGAAGGCCGGTTTCCACCGGACCGGTGACGCTGAACTGCTTGGCCAGCGCGTTGACGGGGATGCTGTAGGCCTTGGCCAGGGCATTGCTGTATTGCTCCAGGCGCTTCATGGCCTGGACGGTAAGGGTCTGGCTCACGGTCGCTCCTTAATAGACTGCGGGGGTATCGTCACCGCCGAGGGCGTCCGGGCGCTGGCCCGGCTTCTCGACAGAGAACTGGTCGATCTTGCTGTTCAGCTCGCCGAACTTGTCGGTCAGGCTGGCCAGGGTCTGTTCCAGCTTGCTGAACTGCCCGGTGGTGATGCCGGGTTGTTCTTCCACCTTTGCGGGCTCGGTGACCGGTTGGGTGGTGTCGTCGGTGGCCGGTTTGGCGTCCAGCTTGGCGCTGAAGGCATCGATCTTGGTGCCAAGGCCGTTAAGGGCCCCCAGCATCTGATCGAACTGTTCTGGTTTCATTTCCTCATCCTCGGGTTGGCTGGGGGGAGTCGTGGGCGCTTGCTCGCCATGACTGGCCAGGAAGCTGAAAAACTTGGCGATAAGACCATCGGCTTTCTCGTGCTTGGGGAGCTTGAACGCGGAGAGGTCCAGCTGTTCGCTGGTGCCGATGGTGTGGCGTCTTTGCTTGGAGTTGAACTTGAGGCGCGTGGTACCGATGCTTGCAGGCTCGTCAGTGACGCCGAGGCCAAACAGGTAGGTGCGCCCGGTGTCGGCGAAGTTCTCGAAGGGTTCGATGGAGCAGAACTGGTACTGGCCGTTCTGGTTGTAGTAGATGAGATCGCGATTCGGGCAGAGGATAGCGTACAGCTTGAGCTTGCCATCGACCTCCACGGTTTTGAGTGCCTGCACCACGCCGAAGTTTGACCAGCGATCGTGCTCCGGCCACAGCAAGGCCGTGTAGAAATCGGGATCGTAGGTCTCGGCCATGTCGGTGAGCCAGTCGCGGGTAATATCCCGCCCGTCCACCGATTTGCCTTCGGTGGCGATACAGACCCAATCTGTTCTCAAGGTTGTTGCGCTCATGCCTGCTCCCAAATAATTCGGGCTCAGGCTATCGGGTCGGCAAGGGGGTTTCATCCAGTTGTGTTCGCCGCGATTCGGATCCGGCAGATATCCGAATTGCTTGGAACATCAGTGAGATAAGCAAGGGGAGGGGCTGGCTATGATGGCGCCATCATTCACCTGATGGAGGCGCCGTGGCGTATCCCGAAGAGATCCGCAATGCTGCGCGGGGACTCTACCTTAAACGATGGACACCCCAGGAGATCCAGGACGAACTGGGGCTTAACTCCTGCCGCGTGGTCTATTTTTGGGCCGAGAAATACGGCTGGCGCGACCTGTTGACCGAAGAGGCGGTGGAAGATGCCATTGCCCGCCGGGTGCAGTCGTTGCTCGGGCGGGAGAAGAAAACCAGCGCCGAGCTGGACGAACTGGACCGGCTTATCGGTCACCATGTCAGCCTCAAAGAGAAGGCCATCAAGTGGGCCGAGCGGCAGCAGGCCCTCAAAGCTCAACGTGAAACTGGAGACGAACCTGCCCCACAGCGAACCCCACGCGGGCGAGGTGGTCAGGATGGCGGCCGCAAGGGGAAGGGCGGCAAGAAGGGCAAGAACGAGGTCAGCCACCTGACGGAGGCAGACTTTGCCGAGTGGCTGGGCACCCTGTTTGGCTATCAGCTGCGCTGTCGGGAGGCCAAGAACGACCCGGCACTGCCGCGTACCCGCAACATCCTTAAATCCCGTCAGATCGGCATGACTTACTACTTCGCCGGCGAAGCGCTGGAAGATGCGGTGCTTACCGGCGGCAACCAGATCTTCCTGTCAGCTACCCGCGCCCAGGCTGAGGTGTTTCGCTCTTACATCTGCAAGATTGCCCAGACTTTCCTCGGCGTCACCCTGACTGGTAACCCCATCGTCCTGTCGAATGGCGCGGAGCTGCACTTTTGCTCGACCAACTCCAACAGCGCCCAGTCCCGCTCCGGCAACGTCTATATCGACGAGTATTTCTGGATCCCCAACTTCGAGAAGCTCTCGGACGTCGCCAGCGCCATGGCGACCCAGAGTCGCTGGCGCAAGACCTACTTCTCGACCCCGTCGAGCAAGGTGCATGAGGCCTATCGGTTCTGGACCGGGGATCGCTGGAAGGGGCAACGCCCGAGTCGGGTGGCCATCGACTTCCCAGGCGAAGATGACCTGCGTGATGGTGGCCGCGTCTGCCCGGATAGGCAGTGGCGTTACGTCATCACCATCGAAGATGCCATTCGGCTTGGCTGCCACCTCATCGACATCGAGGAGTTGAAAGACGAGTACCCGGAGGAGGTGTTCGACAGGCTCTATATGTGCCGCTTTATCGACGATGCCTTGTCGGTGTTCAAGTTCCAGGACATGGAGCGGGCCGGGGTAGACCCCAGCCGGTGGGAGGACTACAAGCCCGGGCGGTCTGACCCGTTCGGCCGGCGCGAGGTGTGGCTGGGATACGACCCAAGCCGTACCCGCGACAATGCCACCCTGGTGGTGGTGGCCCCGCCTATGGTGGCCGGTGAGCGCTTTCGAGTGCTGGAGAAGCACTACTGGCGCGGGCTCAACTTCCAATACCAGGCGCAGGAGATTGAGCGCATCGCCAAGAAGTTTCGGGTCACTTATCTCGGGGTCGATGTTTCCGGCATTGGCGCCGGGGTCTATGACCTCTTGAAGCCCACCTTCAAAGGGGTATGTCACCCCATCAACTACAGCATCGAGAGCAAATCGCGGCTGGTGCTCAAGATGATCGACGTGGTGGAGGCAAACCGCATCGAGTGGGACAGCGCAGATCGGGATATACCGCTGGCGTTCCTCGCCATCAAGCGCAGCACCACCGGTGGCGGTCAGATGACGTTTCGGGCCGCCCGGGACAATGTGACCGGCCACGCCGACGTCTTTTTTGCCATTGCCCACGCTGTGGCCAACGAGCCGCTCGATACCACCCGCAAACGTAAATCCACCTGGGCAACCAGCCAGGAGAGAAAGGCAGCATGACCAAGCGACACAAACCCCAACCAGCTCGGGCGACCACCCCAGCAAAGAGCGCGGTGGCGTTCAGCATGCCGGAGGCCATCGACCCCACGGCCTGGATGACTGATTACACCGGGGTGTTTTACAACCCCTATGGCGAGTACTATCAGCCCCCCATCGAGCGCAAGGGGCTGGCCAAGGTGGCCAGGGCCAACGCCCACCACGGTGCCATCCTGATGGCGCGCCGCAATATGGTGGCGGGGCGCTTTACCAATCAGCGTGCCACCATCACCGCGTTCGTGCACAACTACCTGCAGTTCGGGGACGCGGGGCTGCTCAAGCTGCGCAATGGCTTTGGCCAAGTGGTGGGGCTACATCCGCTTTCCAGCGTCTACCTGCGCCGGCGTGAGGATGGCTGCTTTGTCTACCTGCAGCAGGGCAAGCCGAGTCTGATATATCGGACTGAGGATGTCATCTGGCTGGCCCAGTACGATCCTGAGCAGCAGGTCTATGGCATGCCAGATTACCTGGGCGGCCTGCAGTCGGCCTTGCTCAACCAGGACGCCACCCTGTTTCGGCGCAAATACTTCCTCAACGGCGCCCACATGGGCTTCATCTTCTACGCCACCGACCCGAACATGGACGATGATACCGAGGAGGAGATGAAGGAGATGATCGCCAGCAGCAAGGGGGTGGGGAATTTCCGCTCCATGTTCGTCAACATCCCGGACGGCAAGCCCGATGGCATCAAGCTGATCCCTGTGGGGGATATTGCCACCAAGGACGAGTTTGCGGCCATCAAGGGGATCACCGCTCAGGATGTATTGACCAGTCACCGCTTTCCGGCAGCGCTGGCCGGTATCATTCCGACCAATGGCGGGGGAGGGCTCGGGGATCCCGAGAAGTACGATGCGACCTATGCCCGTAACGAGGTGCTGCCGCTGTGTGAGCTAATCCAGGATGCCATCAACAGCGCGGGACTCCCTCGCTCCCTCTGGGTCGATTTTCGGGAGAATATCGGTTCAACTGTATAAACAAACAGTGTTCGCTATGGCAAGATAGGCTGTTGATTTGGATAGAAAAGGGGGCGTAATGCGGGTTTATTGCAAAGTGTGTGGCCAGCGGGGCCGCATTACCAAGACCAACCGACTGAGCGATGATGTCTCGGATCTCTACTGCCAGTGCACTGATGCCGAGTGTGGCCACAGCTGGGTGGCCACCTTGTCGTTCGCCCATACCCTAAGCCCCTCGGCCAAGACCACCAACCAGCTGGTGCTGAGCTTGATGGGTTCGCTGACACCAGAAGGTCGGCAGCTGGTACTGAAAGGACTGGGGGCGCAATAGCGCCCACAGATAATCTGCCGCAACTCATATGCCTCTATCGAGTCATGTCTTCTCATTGATGAGTAATAGCCGTTCACTCATCTCCGTGAGCCTGTATGAATATAATATATGGCTACATAAAGTAAAAAGAGTGTATAATATGCGTAATATATTAAATCTGCAGTAAAACCTACAGTTTATTTGATGGTTTTCGTGCGTTGTATAATTCAGGGGCTAAATTGGAAAGAAAACTATCTAGAAGCAATTCTTCAATATTAGACTTAATTAGAGGTATATCTGCTCAGTTGGTAGTGATAGGCCATGGGATTTCATTTTGTGGAGTTGCATTAAAATATCATCAACCCAACTTTCCGTGGGTGCAAAATATTGCTGTCGTTATATTTTTCATTCTCTCTGGGTTTGTTATCTCATACAGCTTAGGTCGAAAGTCATATCGAGATGATTATAGTTTCTCTCACTACTTTGTTGATAGGTTTGTTAGAATATATACGTCATTTATTCCAGTTCTTATTTTCATTGTTGTGATTGATTTTTTTAGTAAGTCAATTAATGGTTCCTTATATGCTTACAATGAGGCATTTAATGTAAAAACATTTATATCTAATGTTTTTATGCTCCAAGATTATCCGTTTATAAATTTTGTGACCAGTTTCGGTTCTGCTAGGCCGCTATGGACAGTTGCAATTGAGTGGTGGATATATCTTTTTGTTGGCGCACTTTTTTTTACTTTAAAAAATAAAAGCAAGAATGTTTTTGTCTATTTTTTTTATTGTGTTTTTGTCAATTGTACCAATGTATAATTTAATTGGTGGAAGAGGCAATGGGTTGACCTTGTACTGGGTCTATGGTGTGATGATTTACTACATATTTGAACGTGCGATATTAAAAAACGTCAGTGTTATAAGTATGTTTATAATGATGATTGCTCTTGTGGTAATGGCCTGTTACAGGGTGATGAGTGATCTGCAAGAATATGATTATTTATTTGCTTTGTATATTGCTGGTGTGATTGTTTTGCTTGTTGAGATTTCTACAAGGTTTAACTTCAATGCTATTGTAGTACGAGTATCTACATTTTTAGCAAGCTATTCGTATTCTTTATATTTGATCCACTATTCAATATTTGATTTTCTAGTGACTCGTTATGGTGGTGGTTACACTGTATTCTTTACTGCATTTATTTTTTCCAATGTTGTTTCATATTTTTTTTGCCATGCTGTTTGAAATATATTTAACAAAAAAAATAAAGAGAGGTATCTATAGCTTTTTTAACTGGAGATACATGGGATAATAATGATGTCAATTTTGAATGATACCTAAATTAGGTGAATAGGTATCGTTACCTAAGTAAGCCATCAAACCATTCATTCCCCCAGCCCCTAGTGACCGCTACTCTCGGGGCTTTCTTGCCGCCATTTTGGCGCATCCAGCTCCTCCAGCACCCGCCACATCTCTGACTGATAGGGCTGCGGCAACATCTCGATCCAGCGGTGCGTCCCGGTGTGGCCTTGTGCCTGGTAAACCTTGCCGCATAGCTCAACCAGCATCGGCTAGTCCTCATCCCCCTCTAGCACCGCGTATTCATCAAGTTGGTCCTGTTCGCTAGGTTGTCGTCCCTCCAGTTGCCAATCCGGCTCGCTTGGGAGCGATCGGCTCGACTGCACCTGTCCGTTCTCCAGCCAGAGGGTGAAACCGTCGGTCCTGACACTGGCGCCAGCCCGTAATCGGTCGATGGAGAAGGGCGATAACCCCCATTGTTCCTTCATGATCTGGTCTGCGAAGGCATCAGGATCCGGTAGCGTACAGTTATTGTCAGAGCTCCAAGGTGCCGGGCTGTCGCCCGTCTTAACCCCAACCCCCCTCGCTGCAGCCTCGGCGGCTTTTCTGGCGTCATGGGTGCCGGCAGGCACAATTTCCCACCCTTGCAGGCAGGTCTTGATACCCAGGCGAGCGGAGGTAATGCCCATCAGGCGTTTGATGTCTTCGCCATAGCTGTTGGCCTGCTCCTCGATGAGGTGGGCCAGCTTGATGGGGTGTTCGGCACGGGTTGCCAGTGCGCCGCCCATGGCGTGCAGGTAGCAGCGGAAGATGCCGTTATCTGCGGCAAAGCGGGCGGCCTCAAAGCGTGGGTCTTGCAGCACGGGCTTGGGTGGGCCCACCAGTTCGGCATGCTTCTTGGCGTTGCTGATGCGGCGCAGCTCGCGCCATACCCCGACCGGGGCGCCGCCGATCTGCTGGAAGGTGCGAATGCCCCACCAACTGGCCCAGGCCACGGCATGCAGGGCGCCCTCATCGGCGGCGGTGCCGGCCTCTTCGTCGTCGTCCAGGTAGGCGCCGTCGATGTTCTTGGCAATGTATTTGGCGATATAGCCCGCGGCATCGCCCTTGGCCGGGTCTATCTCTTTCCAGTCAAAGCGGGGTGTGAAGTCGGTAAAGGGTGGGGCGCCCTTGATATCCCGTACCAGCTCTTCGTGGTCATCGGTCAAGGCATAGCGTTGCAGGATGCCGATCACCCGGTTGCGATCTTCCGGGCGCATAAATAGCAGCAGATGCCAGTGCGGGGTGCCGTCGTGGTGAGCCTCGCACACGCGAAATCCATAGACGGGAGCGTTCCACCGTTTGAGAGCGGCCCTGGCGCGGCTCCAGAGCTTGGCCAGATAGGCGCAGGTCTCCCGCGGTGTGGCCCCTTGATAGCGTTTGTTCTCTACCGCTTGGCCGTTGTGCTTTTGTGTCCAGGCATGAAAGCGGCTTGGGGCGGTCCAGGTGAAGAAGACCCCCACATGACCTTGCTCCTCGGCATAGTCATTGAACCCCCGAGCACGCACCATCATTTCGTTGCGGCGGTTCACCGGGTTGGCGTTGCTGGCCTCCCAGCAATCCTTCATCGACACGACCAGGTCATACTGCTCGTTGACCACTTCCGACTCGGCCAGCCAGCGCATCATGGCCCGCTTGCGTTCGCGCACCACCTTCATAGTGGCGTTCGATACATAAGCCGACACGCCCTTGCGTACCTTGCCGAGCAGAATGTTGATCTGCTCCTGCAGGCGGTCCCAGCAGCGGTTGACGCGCTTCTCCCACCACTTGGCAGAGAGCAGGCGCACCAGCACGCTCAGGATCCAGTTATCCCGCACCTCGTCGGATTTGAACTTGGGCATCTTACCGATAAAGCCCCACTGATTGGCAGGCTGGCGCATCAGCTCCCAGGTCTGCAGCAGATCCGGCTCGGCGCCCTCTTTAATGCCCTGTTCGATGTTCTTGTAAATGGCTGCGGTCTGGTTGGCGAACTGGTGGGCCACCTTCTTGCGGCCGTCTTCATCGCGCATCTCCCTCGGGTTGACCGGGATGGAGTGGAGCAGCTGGCGCACCCAGCGGGTTCGCTCACGCAGCCAGATATTGGCCGCCCGACAATGGGTGAAACTGCAATCCTTGCGGCGTCTTGCGTACTGTTTGAACAGGTCGCGGGTTAACTCGGGGGAGAGGCCATCGAGCAACTGAATGGCCCACAGCAGATCGTATTGGCCGCGTGGGCCGCCGAAAACGGCGTCAAAGTTGACGCCGGGCAGAGAGTTGCAAAGGGTGTTGATGCGCTGCAGCTGTGCTTTTCTCGACAGCGGCAGCCGGGTGGTGAGCTTGGTCATGCGTTAAGCGGATAACGTCTTGATGCGAAACAGGCATCCACTGATGCGCTGCTGGGCATGGGTTTTCATTCGACGGGCGGCCGCACACTGGCGCAGCAACAGCTTGATGCTGACGTGGGGGCGGGCAGGTAGCCGGCGCGCATGGGCCAGCTCCCGTTGATAAAGACGCAGCCGCGCTGCGTCTTCCCGATATGCCTCTTGCCAGCGATACATCAGGCTGGTCAGTTCCTGCTGCAGATGATGATTCACTTGATCACCTCACCTTGCCCATGCAGTGGCGCGCACTCCTGCCACCACTCGCCAATCTCTTTGGCCAGCGCGGTTTCGCCCTGGCCCAGTGCCAGCCAATAGACAGAGCGCACCGCACCGAGCGCCAGCAGCTCCCGGGGGATATCCCGATCGCCTCTGGCCTCACCGCCGACAGCGATAAACTCGGCGCGAGCTGCCAGCCAGTGGGTGGTCAGCGGGTTGTATGCGGGGAGTGGTGCGGATTCTTCATCGTCCTCGTCGCCGTCATCATCGAGCAGATCAGCCGGGTTGCTGGTCGCAACCAGCTGCAGCTGGATGTACTGCTGGCCTGAGTAAACCCCGCCCAGGGCGATGCGGTTATCTTCGGCATTGGCGGCAAACATATCGGCCAGCAGCCCTTCGACCACCTTGGGCGCCTGGCGGGCAATCTTGATGATGTCGCTCATTGGCAGGCCCTCCGGTTGATGCTGACAAACAGCTGGTGCCAGCGCAGGGCACGCTTGGCCTGGGCTAACAAGGTTTTACCCTCCGTTCCTCTGAGGCATGAGGAGTGGCGGGCTTTGGCGGTGAGCCGCTGGCGCAGGCGTGGCAACTCGGCCAGCGCCTCCTGCTCGGATACGGGATGGAAGATCTTGCTCATGCCTTCACCTCCGGCGTGGCGGTGCCGGTCAGCAGCCAATCGACATGGCGCTTCAGTTCCGGGTGGTTAGCGATCAGCAAGAACAGACCGCCCCCGATCTCGCGGTATCCCAGTTCGTAGTTCTTGAGCGTGGTGGGCGGAATGCCGAGTTGGGCGGCAAACTTGGGGCGGCTCAGCTTCAACTGTTCCCGCAACTGGCGCAGGCGCTTGGCGGCATGGTGGTTGAGCAGGTTGATTTGAGTCGGTTGTGCATTCATGGTCAGGCTCCTTGTTGAGTGGTACAGGGGTTGATGCGGCTGAACAGAGAAGCCCAAGCCAGTGCGGTTGACCGCTCGATAAGCGCAACCCCGTCCGGGTGTTGGCTAAGACGGGCGCCATAGCGGCCCGTCAGCTTGCGTTGTTGGATGCGAAGGTTGCGCAGTGCGCAGGGGATCGCTAAAGTTGCCATGTCGACTTCCTCATACGTTGTTGATAGAGGCCCGCTTGGAGTTGCCGCTCCGTAATGCGGGCTTTTTTATTGCCCAATAGGACGTGGACCTTGCCCGGTCATCTGGCTTGCTGCCAGTACTGCGCGTTTCATGCGCAGCTTTGCTGCTCTCTCTTTCTTCTCCCTCTCGATATCCCTGATAGATCTGGTGACCGGAGCCGGGTGCCACACCTTGGTGTCACAGCCGCCGCGAAATTCGCTTTGGTACTCCAGTGCAATCACCGCAAGGCGGATTGCCTCGCGCTGCGCATGCGGCAATGCCGACAGCGTGGCGCTCATCAGTTCGCCCCGAGGCTGGCGGGCGATGGCACAGATAGCGGCTTTCTTGGCCTGGCCCAGTGCCAGCCAGTCGGTGTCGAGGCTCGAACGCTTCTTGCCGAACATCTCGCGCAGCAACATGCAGCCGGCGGTGTTCATGGCCACCTGTTCTTCTGGCGTCAGGCCAGCCAGATTGCGTTGTTCATGGTCAATGCGTTGGGTTTGCATGGGTTCCCCCTTACATGGTCATGGTTTGCATCAGGATGTCTGACGCACAGGCCAGGGTCGGGACCGCTTGAAAGCGGGCCTCAATGTCGTGGATCAGGATGGCGAGTGACCCCATGGCCGAAGTGGCCACACTCACAAGGGTGTTGCGCTCAGAGCGGGTGATCCTGCCGCGGTCGGTCAGCTCCAGCGCTCGCTGGCCAATGCTGGCGATCTTGGCGTTCAGGTCGATAGCCTGGTGGGGCAGGGAGGGGGCTCGATCAGCCTTGGGAATAGCCACGGCAGTGAGGCCGCACTCCAACAGCAAGCCGTCGAACAGGGTCTCGTCCCCCTCGGTGGCGTGATAAATGGCCACCAGTTCCCGGGCGGTGAGTTGGTGCGGTTGTGCCGGGTTCAGCTTGTTGCGCAGTACCTGCTCACCAATACCTGCAGCACGGGCAACCTCGGCCAATGAATGGCTGGCGGCAAAGCGCGAGCATGCAGAGTCAAAGTGATGATGTTTGCTGCAAGTTTGCTCAAACATGGCTTTCATCCCTCTGCTTGCGCGACACTCTAGGGCGGCGGACAGGTGCCGGTGCAGGTTCCAGACCAGGCTGATTCATGGCCTGCTGGGTGTAGAGCACCAGGTTGATCAGCACTTTTTCCGCGCGGCCTTGTTTGGGCATGATGGGAATGCGCCCGGCACGCACGTAGTTCTCGATCGTGCGCTGGGTCAAACCGGTCCGCTCGGAGAAGCTCTCGACCGTGCAAACCGGGGTATCGATATGGATGGGGGCGATAATCATGGATGGTTGCCTCCTGCGAGTTCAGTTACGCGCGACCTTGCGCGGTGTTGTGCTGATCGGCTTTCAACTTGCCACCGGTCAACACCTCTATTTGGTAGGCTCGGCCTTTGGGGATGGTGTCTCCCCAGCGAGATACAGCCGGCTCTGAGATGTTCAAAGATCTGGCTAACTCTGCTGCGCTTCCGAAGTAGCTGATTGCGTCCTCTTTTTTCATAACCTTCCTTTTCGACCTTAAGTTAGGATGAATGTGAGGCTAACTTAACTTCGGTAAAGGATCAACCTTTTGTTCGGATTGCCGAGGTTAAGCTAGAGCGATGACAATTAGTGATCGCATTTTCAGTAGACGAACGGCTCTTAATCTGTCGAAGACGGCGCTCGCCAAAGCCATTGGTGTGAGTGACGTTTCTGTCGGAAAGTGGGAGTCCGGTTTGAACCAGCCGAAAGGCCGCTATCTCAATGACTTAGCGGCAGCGCTGGGGGTAACCGTTGACTGGCTTTTGGGTGGTGGAAGTGATGGGGCGGAGTTGCCTACAAGTGAGCCGATCCCTGGATATCACAACGTAGAACCGGCAGTGATGCAGCCGGGCAAGCGGATCCCGATTCTGAGTTATGTCCAAGCTGGCAACTGGCGGGAGATGTGCGAGCAGGCCACAACTTTCGATGGCAATGTTGAGTTCGTATCTGCAAGCGGCGAGATTGGCCCGTTTGGCTTCGGCCTTTGGTTGCGTGGCGATTCCATGTTGCCGCAGTTCAAAGAGGGAGATTTGATCATCGTTGACCCCGACGAAGCGCCGCAACCCGGAGACTACGTTGTCGCCAAGAACGGCAGCAACGAGGCAACTTTCAAAAAGTACCGTCCCCGTGGCATCGATGAGAACGGGCAAGAGGTGTTTGAACTGGTCCCACTCAATGACGATTACCCCACCATGCACTCCGACAGGCAGCACATCCAGATCATCGGTGTGATGGTAGAGCATAGAATATTCAGAAAAAGACAAACAGGACGCTAAAACGTCCTTTTTTATTAATGGAAAAAGTTATGGATATTAAATACATTCTTTATGTAAATGGGAAAGGAGAGGTTAAACCTTATTTTCTGGAGGATGTTAGTGAGACTGATATCTATATTCAGGCGATTCATGATGGAAAGTTAAAAACATTTCGCCAAGATAGGGTTATTTTTGAAGGTGATAGCTTCGAGTCTTTGGAACAAGAAGTTGATACCCTTTTGAAGGCGGGTGAGATTATAGTTAAAGAGCCAAAAGCTAATACACTGCTTGAGGTTTGTTTTACTGGCTTTCTAAAAAATGAAAAGGTTGATCTGATTTCATATGCAGAGTCAATGCAGTGTCTGGTGCGTAAAAGTGTAACTGTCGGCTTGGATGTGCTTTGTTATGGTAATAACGCTGGGCCAACTAAAATGAGAGATGCTAGAAAAAAAGGAATTCTTGTTTTGGATAAAAATGAGTTTGTTAGTTTACTAGAGACTGGTGAAATACCGGTTTAGTTAATGTGAGGTTGACCTTCATGAATCAAATGTTATTTTCTGAACCAGAGTATCGTGCTTTTGATGCAATAAGGGATACAGAAAAAGCAAGGGAGAAAAAGCTAGAAGAAGCCGCAACACCTTTTGTTGAAGCTGCTTTTAATAAAATACGAGCCGCTGCGCAGAGTGGCAAGGGATGTGTCCACAATGTATTTGATGGCTGCCCAATGAACATTCAAATTGTTGGAATGAAATATTTGGCAGTATGCGGTTATAAAACTCAT